ACAAAGTCAGCAGTCATCATTTTGGAGAATGAACCTGCGATTTTTGTGCCTGTAATAATGTCATCTTCTGCTCCACTACGATTGATTTGAGATGCTGTATAGATAGGGACTTCATACTCACCAGCCATACCCCTCAAGTCTTCAAAAATAGTCTCTAATTCTTCGTGTCGTTCCTTATTTGATGGTCCACGAAGTAGGTCAGCGTAGTCCACTATTACAACATCAGGTTTTTTACCTTGTAAAATCATCTTATCCATATGGGCTTTCAATGAAGTCACGCTGGCGGTTTTGGTTGGGTAATGTTTTACAATCAGGTCTCCTTTTACACTCGTAACTGATTTTTTAACATCTTCCATATTGTATTTCAGATTTGCAACTGCAATCTTACTCAAAACAGCATCGTATCTTTGTCCTACATACCCTTCATTTAATTCAAGGGTGTAGTGAGCCACAGTCTTACCTAATTTCATAGCCGCCACGCCGATGTTAACTAAAGACCACGACTTACCGATGCCAGGAGGGGCGGCAAATAAAACCAACTCACCTTTTCCAAAACCACCTTGCGTAATTTCATCAATAACCTGCCATCCCGTTGATACTACATTTCTGATAGAATCTTCGTATCGTTCAGTAATCATAGTTTTGTATTCGTGACCTAAATCAGAATCTTGACCTGCTTTCATAGCATCATCAACTTTCTTTTTAATCACTTCATACTTACCTTGTTCTAATAACTCTACGGAATCAAGGATAGCATTCTTAATACATTGATTTTTACAAAAGTCAAGGGTTTGTTCTTTAACATACTCCAAGTCATCACTTTCAAGGTGATTCCACGCAAATTTAAGTGTGTCTACAACAGTTGTTTTTAGAACATCCCTATCTATGGTATTGATTCGGACTTTCAACACATCCAGCGTTGGTAGTTTTTCGTATTCTTCAACATAAGACATAACCTCACGAACCAGCCACTCCGATGATTCTGAATCAAAGTATTCTGGTTTTAGGATGTCAAATACTTGGCGAGAAAAACTCCTATCACCTAACAGCGCCGATATAATTTTATTTTGGAACGAGGTTCCGTATTTACTTCCGAATTTTTCCATAGACACTAATATACGACTTTATTTTGAATTATCCAAATCTTAAACCAAACGAAGTGGTGATTTATAAACATAACCTTCTGCATATTTTTCAATGTGTTTTGGAAATGGATATATTACATTACGCTTGTAGATTCCATCAACCAATTGATAGTGGCTGAGGTCTTCAATCTGACCATCTCTTACAAAATAGTTTGATAATTCGTAGTTTTCGTGTATTTCGTTTAGTTGACCTGTTTTTGAGAATTCATCAATTCGCCATAATTTTTCTTGATATTGTAAATCCACATACAAATGTAAATCAAACGCTATACCAACAATACCCTCAAAACACTTTTTAATTAGTTCTGGTTTGTATTCACCTATTAAAGCAAAGTCAACATCCCAGCTCATCCAATCTTCTAAAATACCACCCATAGTGTATAACTCAAAGTTATATACTTCCGATACTTCAGATTTTATCCTTGATATTAGAGTTTTAAATAATGGGTGTTCTACACCACCAATTGAAAACCAATTAGTAGCGGAGAATGGTCCGTATTGTATTGACCCATACCAAACTCGTGTATCAAAATCATTTACCATTTAAATGCTTCTTAATGAGGGTATCTAAATTTAGAAAAGAATTTCTTAACCAAGAATCAACATCAGCAAAAGCGGTATATAATTTATCACCCATAAACATTTTCTTAAACTCAATCATATCCAATTGATTGGTCCCATTATCCATAATGGCTCTAACATTAGATTTTATAGATGATGCAATTTCAGGGTCTCGTAGCTGCATAAGGTCAAAGTTCATTCGTATAACATCTATGTTATCCATCAATTTTTTTGATAACTTTTCATCTACATTAGAACATTCGTTTATAAACTCATCTAACTCTAATTCACCATTATTTAAGAATGACATTTTAGACTCTATGGTTTTATCACCAACACCTTTAACACCTTTGATATTATCAGAAGCGTCTCCGGTTAGAACACGATAAAATACAAGATTTTGTGGTATTACACCATATTCTTGTCTAACTAATGACTCATCATACATTTTCTTTTTATTAGAAGACCACACTTTAATTCGTGGATTTACCAATTGAAGAAAATCCTTATCGGATGATACAATTACTACTTCTTTTTGGAAATAATGATTTGCAAGATATGCAATGATATCATCCGCTTCAACGTGGTCAATATATGTTAATGATACCGGCAATACTTGTAGGTATTCAATCAGTCGTGAGAACTGATATCGCATTGATTGTTGTTGGTCTTCCAAGTCTTCATAACCAGCCAATCGGTTGATTTTGGTAAGACCAGTACGACCCTCTTTATAACCACTATATTTTGATTTTCTACGCTGGGAACCACCCTTACCATCAAATACAACAACTACACGAGTTGGTTTAAGAGTTCGGATGGAGGCTGCGGTGGATAACAAGAAACCTGTTATACCACCACAGTGTTCACCATCGTCATTTAACGCAGGAACTGCCCCAAAGACACGAATAAACTGATTCAGCCCATCTACAATAAGCACTCTATCATTTAGGTGTTCATCTTTAACCTCTAAATGTTCTTTCTTAACTTCTTTAAGGAGTTCTGCGTATTTACTAATCATCAAAATCGGTTACTTCAATATTATCAATGTTTGATTCAGCACTTGACTCTTTGTAAGACATAATGTAAGTATCACAAATTTTCTGATAGATTGACTCTTTCAGTTCTGGTCGTGACTCCATCATTTCTTCAAAGTTCTTGGCTTGGAACTTAATTTCTTCGCCAGTTTCAGTATCTACATAGGTATACCAAGCGCCTGTCTGATTTACAAGTTTGTAGGTCTTCATCATTTCCAACCACGAACCATAATTGTCAATACCACTATCAAAGTAGATATCGTAATCAATAGAACGGAGAGGTGGACCCATACGATTTTTAATCACTTGAGCACGAGTCTTAATACCTACTACTTGGTCTACACCACCAACCTTTGCTTTCAACTGACCCATTTGTTTGAGTCGGATACGACACGATGAGTGGAATGCGATTGCCTTACCACCACTTGTTGTCCAAGGGTCACCAAAAGATACACCCAAACGAGTACGAAGTTGGTTTGTAAAGATTAGAGAGATTCGTTCACGACCAATCAAGTTCGTGACCTTTCTCATCGCTTTAGAAATAATAATAGCTTTTTGAGTTGCGTATCCAGCTTGGTCGTAGTCAGCAGAAATTTCAACTTTTGTAGAAGCCCCGGCAACGGAGTCAACTACAATAGTTACCAATTTCTTCTTTTCACCATCGGCGGCACGGACTGATTCAATGATAGAATCAATTGCTTCAAAGATGTCTTCCACGGTTTCCAATGGAACATACAACATCTTTTTGATGTCAACTCCAATCGCCTCAAGAAACTCTTGGTTCAGTGCGTTCTCGGTGTCAATATAAACACCAAGTCCACCCTTCTTTTGAGTATCTGCAATAGCGTGAGCTGCGAGTAGTGATTTACCACTTCCTTCCAAGCCCGTAATCTCGGTAATGCGACCCACCGGCAAACCGCCGTGGGGTCGGTTTGCAATGGCGAGGTCTAACATCGGTGAGCCAGTTGAAACCCACTCATCCAAATCGGTAGGGGTTTGTTCTGACCCATCCAAGAAGAAAGCCACCTTGTGGGCGGACTTAAACTTCTTGTTGAGATTAGCAGCTAGAATTGAAGATAGTTCATCACGAGATGATTCTACTTTTTTAGCCATAAATTAGTCGTTGAAAAGGTCATCAAACGCTTCTTTAACATTAGAAGCTTTAGAGGTTGTTTGAGCCGGAGTTGATGGTTGTGAAACATCAGCAGTTTCAGCTTGACCATCTTCTACTTTACCAGTTTCCAACCATTGTTGGAGCATAGACTCCATTTCATCGTAAGATACACGCTTGAACATAGTTGACAAATCAATTTGGTCTTTTGCCAATTCCAAGATGTTCTTATCTTCCGAAATAGGGGTTGTGTTTGGTTTAACACGGATTGAAGTTTCAGGGTAAGACTTACCAACTTCAGCTGCGGTTTTGAAATCTACCGTAACATCACGACCATTCACAGGGTCGGTCAAATCACCATAGTCAGGGTCAGCGAAGAAACCAAGAAGTTCTTGGTAAACTTGCTTACCAAATCCCCAAAACTTAACACCTTCAGACTCTTCACCACGAACCAATACCGGAACATAAGTTCGCATCTTGGGGGTGAGTTGTTTTGCAAGGTTCCAATCCTCACGATTGCCAGTTGCCTTCAACTTTTCAGCAAACTCTACAATAGGGTCAGCCTCACCAAACGACATCGGAGAGATGACATTCTTACCACCCAAATCAAAGTGGAAGTAAAGTTCAATAAAAGGGTTATTGGGGTTGTGGATGTACGGAAGGATTCGTACTTGTTGTTTGCCGGGAGTCGGCTTCCAAAGGTTGTCCGTTTTTTGGACTTTTGTCTGAAGAGAATTCAGACGGTTGCGGATTGCGTTTAAATCAATAGCCATAATTGTACCATTTTTTAATTGTTAAACATTAACTTGTCACTAATATACAACATTTGGCTGACAATTCCAAATGTATTCCAATATTTTTTATTTTTTATTTTACATCTACGATGCGAAACAAACTTGTTTTCAAAACCTTGTATGAATCACCATTGGTGAGTATCACACTGTTTCTATAAATATCCCAATCAACTTGAAAAGACTTATCTACCACACCTTTGTTTAGGTCTGAAATTAGTCTATTTAACGCATTGATGGTATACATTGTATTTGACTCTTTTTTTCGGTGAACCATTATAGTATTTGGTAAGAACGAGTTTTCGGTTGCTGGAATAATATTGTAGCTAATTACCAATTCTTTTGATGGTTCTAATTTTAGGATAAAGATTTTTCTGCTGAATAACTCATAGGTTTTCAGAATAGTGTCTACAATATTTTCAAATGATTCTTCGTTTGTGAAGGTACATAACAATTGGGTTCTCACTCATCTCTCCGTAATTATTTTGTTCTATGTCTAAATAGTATCTTGGGCGAGCCCTTATCCTCGGTCTTCATATCTACTTGTAGGAATGAGTCATCTTTACCACCCATATTGATTACAAGTTTAACACCATCAAATTTTACTCCAAATGGTGGAGTTGGATTACAATAATGGTCGGGCGACTTCATTTGAACATCACCTGTTTTTTTGTTGATTACTTGGGTGTGAACATTTTTACCACACCCGTGAACATCTTTCCACATATCAGTCAATTTTTGTTGACCTTCTCTGGTTTTAGACAATTCTTCCATTTTAGAAGAAAACTCACCAAGGTATGCTTGCTTTAAATTTTTCTTTTGGTCAGCTTTTTCTTGGTCAGACATAGAATCGTTCCAAGCATATTTCTTTCTTAACTCACCAACTTTTGCATCAAGGTCTTTACCAATATCACCCAAATAAGTAGCACCTGCGTTATTAACACCAGAATTCTTCATTGTGATATTTTTGGGGTCAGTATAGGTTTTTGCAGAAACTTTCATAATTTGGTCGTTTCCATCTTTATCTTTATACTGAATAATCAAATCCGTTGGGTCAACTTTAGGGTCAATACCTAATTGAGCCAATGCGTTTTTACCAACACCACCGACTTGTTGAGCGCCTGTAATTTGTGAGCCCTCCGGTAAAGATGATTTCATTACCTCGGCTGCCTTTTTATTGATTGCGTCAAACTTGGCTTCATCACCACCCAATTCTTTCAATGTGTTTTGAGTAGATTGATATGCCTTTTTATTTTCATCTGAAGGGAATAGATATGCAACCACCCCAGCTTCATTGTGTTTACCACTCATATCAGCCAACGCTCGGTCTTTTGCACCACCCCTCATAGGAACATCAATACCCTCTTCTTGGATAATTTTGTTCATTTCTTCACTAACCGAAGTTCCACTTGCACCTGTTAGGTGTTTGTATGGTAGGGCTGAGTTTGGTGATAGATAGATTTTCTTACCACCAGCGTGACCTTCAATCAAGTTATTGTCAGCTAATTCACGAACCGCTTGAACTCGTTCTTCACGAGTTTTTGCATTTACAAATTGGTCCCAATTTTGTTTTAGAACTTCAGCTCTTTGTAAAGTATTATCATCTTGACCAGCCAATAGTTCATCAATTTTAGCTAATTTAGCTTGTTCCGATTTTGCGGTAGCTGATGAGAATGGTTTTACTTCACCTTCTGGCTTATCTTGCTTTTCTTTTTCGGCCTTTTCAATTTCACCCTTACTTGGTGTAACGTGGGTTTCGGGATTTGGTTTTTTAACCGTGTAGACATTACCCGACTTTTTATTCTTTACCCAACTATCCTCATCAAGGTCTTTTTCTTTTTTCTTTAACTCATCTTTTTCGGCTTGAGTTAACATATCGTATTGGTCAAGTTCCTTTTCAGTAGGGTCTTCTTCTTTTTTAGGTGGGATTGGACTTCCACCCTCTAAAATAGCCAATACTAACTCTTTGGCTCTCTTCTCATCAAACTCTTCTAATAGAACTGAATACAATCCCGCAACAGACCTTTCGCTTAAAGGATTGTTGTAAAGTTCGTATCCGACTTCATTCCACCATTTTTTGGAAATACGTTCAATGAGTTTCTTCATAAGTATAAATATCAAATATGTGTTGTAACCATTTCTTTATAGTTGTCACCTACTTCAACACCAACAGGGAATCCATCATTTTCCATTATGGATTTTACTTCACTAATATAATTTATATCATCTTTGTGGATATCAAATAAAATTGAGTCGTATGTGTAAAGTATTGGTAAAGAGTGCTGGGGTTTTAGTTTAGACAATTTATCAAGTATAATTATATTCCTTTCAGTCTCAACGGACTGCAGAATGTAGTTAAATAGTTTATTTTTGTTTAAATCATCAGAAAAAACTATCTTTCGTTTGAATATTGGTGTATAAACTACCCTATCTACCAAAAACTGACGCCATAGGGTCTCAATATACTCTGCGGTTTTACTAAAAAACGGAATATGTTTGTATTCATCTTGGACCCCACCATATAATTGCCGGAAGGTAATAGCTTTTGCGTCTTTGATATCTGCCCCATATTGGTCAGCCAACCATTGGTGTGCTTTTATATCCAATGGAATGTCTACCCCAATCAGTTTACCAATCAGTCGTGGGTGGTATCCATCAAAGTCAAGTTGATACAATTTACCCCCCTCAAATCGTGATATGAACCTCTTACGAACATCACCATCTTTTGGTAGAGCCGCATAGTTGACCCCACCAAATGTATTGGATGGTCTTGAAGTTGTGGTCAATGTGTTGTATTGTGTATATTCCGTTATATGTGAATCCGTATAAAGACCTGATTTTTCCAGGTTTACTAATGTTTTTACATATAATTGTGCAAACTTACTTGAGGTCGCATTTTGAGACCACAAGTTTTTCCAATCTTGAAATTGTTCGTAGTGTTTCCAAATGGGGATAAGGTCGTTTCCTCTTGGAGCTTTTCTCCTACGAAATACCGTATAGATTGGTTTCTCATCTACCTCAAAATTTGACGCCTGATGGAATAACGACATCTCAAGGTCGTACATATTAGGTAAGAACTCGTAATGGTGTAGAAAGTCTTTTAAACCCACTACGCATACCTCTTTGAATGGGTTAAAGTCAATCTTTTCTGAAATTGTAGACGCTTCTATATTGTGGTAGTTTACAAACAAATCCAATTCACCATCAGAAATCAAAATAGCAGATATACGAGAAAGCCGTGGGTGTTTCTCCAAACTTGATAGAATGGGGAACACCACGACCTTCTCGGAAAGTTGAGAGAGATGTTTATGTAATTCTTCCTGCGTGTCTACTATTTTCACACTACAAATATACGAAATTATTTTGATATCACCAAATTAAACCATTGGAAACCCAGCAGATGAGTTTGTTGTTGATGGTAGTCTTGGCGCCCACCCCCTTGAGTGCTTACTAAAAACTTGGCGAGAGTATGATGGTGTGAGTTGACCAATAGAATCCCAAGAAGATTCCCATTTATCAAGCAAAGTGCTATCTTTGAATGTGATTGTTGATTCATTAAACGAATCTAACATTTTCATAGATGCTTTACGAAATATGTTCTTTCGTTCTGGCTTAATTACTTCAATGAATAGAACTGAACGTGCTTTAACACGACATACTTTCAAATTCATTGAGAACAACTTACCTTTAACAGGCACGACCACCTTAACAATTTTACCTTGAAGTTCTGATAGTTCCATATTATCGGTAAAGGGTTACGAATGAACCAAAGTGTCGGTCAAAGACTTGAAGGAGGTTTTCGTAGTTACCACTCTTCATTTCTTCTACAATCTTTTTACCATCCAAATCTAATTGTTTAGCAAGATTACTTGCGGTTCCAAGAAGGAAGAATGCGTTACCTTGAGGACCTGTGAGGTCAATCTCAATACCTCGTGTTTTGGGTTTATTTACAATAGCCATATCTAATTATTTTACAACTTCAATCATATTGATGGGGACGCTGTAACTAGCAAAACCATCCAACACCCGAAGAGACGCCTTGGTTCGGCGAATTTCATTAACTACCAACTTCATACCCATCAGTTTAGGGTGGTTGACCTTTACCTGCATTCCAACTTGGAGTTCAAACTTCTTTTCCAAAGAAGATTCTTTGCGTTTCATCTTGATGACTTCAACCACACGATTGTTCAACATACGGAGGTCTTCAAGAGACATCTTGGTCAGTTCAGCGTAATTCATAGTTTTCATTTGTTTATCACTTACTTAACAAAGATACGAAAACTATTTGAACTGACAAGCCCTCAATGTTATCAAATTGTTAAATCTTTCTGAACTCGGTAAAGTTTGTTATGTAGTTTGTTATCCCTTTGACTTCTCTTTCAGCCAAATTTACCAATCTTCGGTTCGTGTCTTCAATTCCGGGCTCGGAGCCGGAGTCATTAATTGGACCTGTTATTTTCCAAGTGATTGTTGTTTTTTCAAATACTTCCGGTCTAACTTTACTATAATCTCTTATAGAAGTTTCCATAATGATACCATTCAACATACTTCTAACATAGTATCGTTTTACAAATCCTTTTAGGTAATCACTTTCAATTGGAGTTGCTTTTGAGTAAGTTGGAAAAAAGTGTTCTGCTAGATTTGACTTTTTTGGCAAAGCGTCATAATCAAATACTTCTTTTACTGATTGTTGACTTACATCTTTGTATGGTATGAGTTTTTTTGATACATCTTTGATATAAGATGCTTGAGTAAAAACTTCACCGGTGGTGTAGGTATGATACCCACCAATATACTCTTTACCATCTTCGGTCATCCATTGTTTTCCGATGGTGTATAATCCTTTTTGGATTTTTCCTTCTGGGTAATATATTCTTTGTCTACTCATCTTATGTGTTAATCATCATATAACCAACAATAGTCGTGTCCCAATTACCACTTGAAACCGAATGCTCAATCTCACCTACTGCAAAAAACACATCACCAAAACCACCTGGCAGATTATCTACCGTAAATGTGTTAAAAAACTGAATACCATCTACTCCATCAAAAGTTACGCTCAAGTTAATTGCGTATGGAATACTTTTTGCAGATGGAAATAATTTACTCATAAAGTGTTTTCTTAAAACCTTTCTAAAATCAGAAACTTCATTTGAGTTATAGTTATTACCCATTTGCGTAATTTTTTCTTTGAGTGCTTGGTTAGTATTGTCTAAAGCACCAGCAGCACCATTTGGATTTTTTGGAGTACAATTAAAAACATTCTTAATTGCATTACTTGGATACTTACCACCACCGCCGGTGTATGCAATCGCAGACATCTCAGCGTCCAAGTTTGATGACATACTAATTCCTTTTATAATAGAATTTGGTGTAAGGGTTTTGAATGTGTATCCAACTCCAGTTCCACCACCAATATCATTATGTCGGTTTACTATGGTGTAGGTTTTAATACCACTTGATTGTGGGTCTGATTGTAAATAACAGTTCACAACGGAACCCGTTTCGGTTTCTATCTCTTTTAATATTTGACTCATAAATTGGTGAACTGTATAAGAAGCCTCTTCACCTTCTTTTTTACGCTCTAATAATTTATTTTCAACTTCAATTATTAAACCTGTTGAAATCCAAATATCTTCCACTTTACCAAAAGTTCCACCAATAGCACTAAAATCATTTACAGTTCCACCTGTTTGTTTATAATTAGCACCAATACCTGGCATTAGAATTTTTCCAGGGTCGGCTGATTTTAAAAGATAATTGTTTAAAAAGGTTGCTTCGTTTGATACAATTTTTCCAGCATCACCCATTGATGTTGAGTTTAAAAAAGAAACCAATAACTTTAGTTGAACAAATGAAACAACTAATTCGTTTGCACTACCAAACGAAAGTAGCATATCCATAGCACCAGCTTCTTTTTGTAATTTAATTACACCATAAGTACCGGATGCTCGTGCTTGACCTTCTTCCAATCCATCATTCGTCACCGCACCATTTTCATCTCTACCCAAACCCAAAGCTTCATCACATT